TTCATTCGACGGCGCACGCCCTAATCTGTTTGAAGTTAACATTCCAGTGTTTGATCAAAAACTAACTTTTACAGCAAAAACAGCACAATTACCAGGTTCGACAATTGCAACAATTGAAGTTCCTTATTTTGGTAGAACAGTAAAAGTTGCTGGTAATAGAGTCTTCCCAGAGTGGACAATCACTGTCCTTAACGACGAAGATTTCGTTATCAGAAATCAATTGGAAGAATGGATGGGGAGAATGAACGGTCACGAAGGAAATCTTGCCGAATCATTCTATGCTGAATATGCATTTGATGCAGAGGTCTATCAATACGGCAAACAAGGAAATATCATTAAGTCTTATACATTTATTGATATGTTCCCAACAGATATTTCACCTATTGATGTCAGCTGGGATGCAAATGATACAATCGAAGAATATGCTGTAACATTCTCATATCAATACTGGACTTCGCCAGACGCGCTAACTCTATAATAAGAGTTCAGAATGAGCAGCATCACTAATTTCATTCGCAAAATCAATAATATCACAAGTGCAGTTCGCTCAGTAACAGGAACTGTACGTGCTGTTAAAGATCTTAGAAATCAGTTTCGTGGTAGAACACCATCAAGTGCATCGCGATCAACGCCGCAGATTCCTGGCACCACTCAGCCATCGTATCAATTTAAACCAATTGGACTTTCGCAAGTAAATTCCAGGAGTTCTGGTAGAAATGTGAATCCTAGACCTGTGAGACCTACTTCTGCGAAGCCTAAACCAGAACCAAAAATTCGATAAATTTGTTATTCAATTTGATTTTGTTATAATGGAGTAAAATATGGCAGGTATTAATTTATTTGGCTTTGAACTTGTACGCAAAAAGCCAGAAACAGATATCCAACCGCAAATCACGCCGCCAGTCAGTGATGATGGAGCGATGGAAATTGGCACTGGTGGATATTTTGGAACATATCTAGACCTTGAAGCCAGTTTTAAAAACGAAGCAGATCTGATCTCTCGTTATCGCGAAATGGCATTGCAACCAGAACTTGAATCCGCAGTCGACGAAATCATCAATGAGTCAATTGTGCACGATGAGTCTGGTAAATCAGTATCAATTATTCTTGATGATTTAGATCAGCCAGATGAAATCAAAGACGCAATTCGCGAAGAATTTAAAAACGTTATTAAACTTCTAAATTTTTCCAACGATGGTTCTGGTCTTTTCAGAGACTGGTATATTGACGGAAGATTATTTTTTCAAGTTTTAGTTGATAGAACACAACCACAACTTGGTATTCAAGAGCTCGTATATATTGATCCTCGAAAGATCAAAAAAGTTCGCACTGTAAATAAGAAAAAAGATCCACGTACTGGCGCTGAAGTTGTCGCTGGTATGCAAGAGTTTTATTTGTTTAATGACAAATCATCCACACAAGGCAATCAGACAGTCAGCAACATTGGCGACGGTGCAATCAAGATTGCAGTTGATGCAATCGTCAATGTGAATTCTGGTTTGTTAGATCCAAAACGTCAGATGGTTTTGGGTTATCTGCACAAAGCCATCAAGCCATTAAACCAATTACGCATGGTTGAAGATGCTGTTGTAATCTACCGTCTATCGCGTGCCCCAGAACGTCGCGTGTTCTATATTGACGTTGGTAACATGCCACGTATCAAGGCAGATCAATATCTCCGTGACTTCATGACAAAGTTCCGCAACAAGGTTGTCTATGACTCAACAACTGGTGAAGTTAAAGACGATCGTAAGTTCATGTCAATCATGGAAGACTTCTGGATTCCACGTCGCGGTGAAGGTAAGTCAACAGAAATCACGACGCTCCCACCAGGACAAAATCTTGGTGAGATGGCTGACGTTAAGTATTTTGAGCAGAAACTTTATAAGTCATTGAATATTCCAATCACTCGTTTGGAGCCAGGACAAGGCTTCATGCTTGGTCGTTCACAAGAAATTACACGTGATGAAGTGAAATTCAATAAATTTATTGAAAAACTCCGTTCCAAATTTACAGTTCTATTCGATGAACTTATGGAACGTCAGCTTGCTCTCAAGGGTATTGCTTCTGTCGACGAATGGAAGGAACTCCGCGAGAAGATTCACTATGACTTCCTCAAGGATAATAACTTCTCTGAGTTAAGAGATGCAGATCTAACAGCTGCTAGAATGCAACTTCTTATGCAGGTCGAACAGTTTACAGGAAGATATTTCTCAAAAGCATGGGTTCAGAAGAATGTTCTTCACTTGGATGAAGAAGAAATTGAACGGATTAAGACTCAAATTGAAGAAGAGCGCGTTGAAGAACAGCAAGACAATTTACGAAAAGCTGAAGATGAGGCGATTATGAATCAGCAATTAATGCAGATTCAGGCTCAATACGCTCCACAACAACCTGAAATGGCTGCAGCAACGCCAGAAGAAGCGGCAGCTCTAGAGCAACAAGCTGCAGCAGAACAACAAGCTGCTGCGCAACAATAAATATCTAAATATTGGAGATAATATGAATAGCGAATCATTATTAAATGCAATTTTCTCTAGTGATGTGGAAGCAGCCAGCGAAGCACTTAATGGTGCTCTCGCATCAAAGGTTGCTAACGCATTAGAAGTTAAAAAAGTTGAAATCGCTTCTAATTTAATTTCTGCTCCAACAGAAATGAGTTCAGCAGAAGTAGCAACAGAAACAGTAGATGCAACAGAATAACGAAGAAAATACAGAAACATTAGAAGAAGCTCGTGAAAACACAGAATTAAAAAGAGTAGTTTCACAAAGAGTTTCTTATATTACAAATGCTCTGAGATTACCTGTCTCAGCAGGCACGAGTTCACGCGCAATTCTGAATTATCTTAAGACAACAAGAAGTAATCCAAAATCATCACAATATGATGTTCTTAAAAGACTATCAAAGCAGCATCGTGATGCAGTGACAATGGTTGGTGGAGTAGTTCCAATCAGTGCAATTGTGAATGCATCAGACAATCAGATTAAAAAAATTGTTCGTGATGTTGCAACAACAAGTAAAAAATCAGTAAAAAAATTAAACGAAGAATTATTAAACGAAGAATTTCAACCACCTGCAATGCTTATCTTAAAGAGACAAGCCATTCGTCAGTTTCCAAATGCACAAAGAGTAGCAATGTATACTGATAACAAATATGGTCTGTCATTTACTGTTCCTTATGATGCAATGGGAAGAGGATTCACAAGCGTAAATTATGCTGGCATGCCATCTACTGGCATCGCACCAACATCAGCAAGATTAAACGAAGGTATTGTAAAGCAACAAAATAAACAATCAAAAGGAAATTTTTTGAGACAACTTGGTGCACATGCTTATATCAAAGGATTATCAAATAATGACCCTTCAATTAAAAGAGTAGGCAGAGAAGTAACGCAAAATCCAGATATCTCATCAGAAAAAACTGCAGCATTATATCGCAATTTACCAGACATGAAAACGCCACAATCATTGCGTGATGATCATGCTGCAATGCATTTACAAGAAGAAGGTGATTATTCTATCCTTACATTTACAACTGGTGAAGAAGTTTATCTTGACCAAAATACAATCAATTCCTTACAAAATGTTTTTGAATCTTTAAGCCAAGAAAATCAAGATAAGATGGTCGACATGCTTTTAGAAAATGCAGATACATTTAATCGTATTATTCAATTTGTTGAGTTAATTAAAGATGAGTAACGATATTAACGAAAAATATGAAGATCGTTATGGTTCCGATTATGAGGAAGGGAAAGGAGCAAACAGTCAAAATATCGAAAACAGAAAGTTTGGAATCAAATCAACAGACACACTCGCTGATAAAATTTTAAAGATGAAAAAGAAAGGCGCATTTGACGAAGAAAAGAAAGCTGAAATGCCAGAAATAAATGATGAAGAAGATAATGATGGTGAGGATGAAGAGAATAATAAAGAACTTTTTGATCATGAAGAAGAAAAAAGAATCGCTTTGATGCAATACTTAAATCCAAGAATTTTAAAATCGCGAGAAAAGAAAGAATACATGTCGAAAGCAAACATTCAAGAAGGCATTGCTGCTAGATTGAACGAGATTGCTTCTGCTAAACTAGATCTTTATAAGAAAGCAATTGCTATCAACGCAACTGTTGATTTGAGCGAAGCTCGCCGTATGAGCGCAGCAGAGAAGTTGGGTCGTGCATTTGATCTAGAACAACAAAGAAGTGCATTAAGCCGTCAACGTGGTATTGAACTGCTGAAAACACCAGAATCAATTCGCGCCGCTCATGATGCGCTTCATTCGAAGTCTGCAACAGAAGAAGAATCCGAAGTTGATCAACTCGATGAAGCAAGTCGCAATCCAAACGTTATGCGTCAGGGTAGAACAAAGATTGTAAAGGCTCGTGTGCGCGGTGGTAAGGTACAAAGAAGAAAAAGACTTTCTGCTGTGAAAGGTTATACCATTCGTGGCGGTAAATTAAAACGTATGTCAATGGCTGAAAGACTTCGCAGAAAGCGTGGTCAACGTCGTGGTAAGATTAAAAGAAAGGCAAAGATGGCTCGTGCTCTTATGAAAAGAAAAAGATCAATGAGAAGAAGAGCCTCTCTTGGATTAAAGGAATAGAAACATGAAACTTATTACAGAAACAGTTGAAGAAGTAAAGTATATCACCGAAGAAAATAACGGTGTTAAGACACTTTATATTCAAGGTCCATTTCTTGTCGCTGAGACAAAGAACCGTAATGGACGTTCATATCCAGTTAGCGTTCTCGAAAACGAAGTAAATCGTTATATGAAGGAATATGTGGATAAGAACCGTGCATTCGGCGAACTTGGTCACCCAGAGTCTCCTACGATTAATCTAGAGCGCGTCTCTCATATGATTACTAATATCACAAAGAACGGAAACGTCTTTGAAGGTAAAGCAAAAGTTCTTGATACGCCTATGGGTAAGATCGCAAAGAATCTTATGGAAGCAGGGGCTACTCTTGGAGTATCTTCACGCGGTATGGGTTCTTTGAAGAATGTAAACGGTACAAATATCGTGCAACCAGACTTTTACCTGGCTACAGCAGCCGATATCGTTGCAGATCCTTCTGCTCCTGGTGCTTTTGTACAGGGAATCATGGAAGGAAAGGAGTGGATTTGGGATAACGGATTAGTACGAGAGCTTGATGTCAATGCATATTATGAAGAAATTAAGACAGCAAAACAAAAGCAGCTTGATGACATCTCTTTAAAGATCTTCGAGAACTTTTTGTCAAAGTTATAAGTTTTATAAATAATAATACCTCGTCAGGAGTTATAAATGGCGCATAAAACATTACATGAATCGGCAGCAGAAATTCTTGCAGCATCAGTTGCAGCTGCTGGCAAAGAACCAGTTCCAATGGCTACAGTTGCGCAGACTGCTGTTGACCTTGGCGGTGAAATGACTACAGGCGCAGTAACTCCTATTGGATCTGCAAGTTCAAGTCTTGTAAATGTTTCTCCAAAACCAGGTCGTCCAGGAGTGCCTGCTGAGCCAATGAAAACCGTGTCACCAATGTCTGGTGAGGGTGAAGCTGAAGAAGGCGACGAATCAGAAGAAATGGAATCTGAAGAAAAAGACGAAAACGAGTTGATGGAAGAACTAATTCAAGAACACGGCGCAGAAATGGTTCTTGAAAGCCTCATCGCAGAATATGGTGATGAAAATGTATTCCATAGCATTATGGAAGAATATACAGCTGAGTATGGTGAAGATCTAGTAAACGAGAAATTTGCAGAAACATTGTCTGAAGAAATTGGCGAAGACAATGTTATCAATCTAGTTGCCGAAAGCGTTATCGCAGAATTTGGTGAACTACAATTCACAGATGAAGAATTTGCTTCAATTCAAGAGCAATCACAAAACTTCATCACAGAAATGCAAACACTTTCTGAGGAAGATTTCGATAACTATGTCGCAAATCTAACTGAAGAAGAATTAATTCAAGCAATTCAACTTTCTTCTCTCAACGAAGAATATCTTGTTGAGTTCTTAAAGAAAATTGGTAAGGCACTCAAAAAGGGTGTAAAGGCTGTTGGTAAAGTTGCTGGTAAAGTTCTCAAAAATCCACTATTGAGCACAGCACTATCATTTGCACTTCCAGGTGTTGGTGGTATCGCAGCAAAACTTGGTGGAAAACTCGCAAGTACTGCACTTGGTAAAGCTGTTTCAGGCATTGGTTCAAAGATTGCAGGTAGCGCACTCGGTAAAGCAGTAGGTGCTGGAGTTGGCAAACTCGGTTCAACAGTTCTTGGCAGAGGCGCATTGGCTGCTGGTAAAGAAGCACTCAAGGGCGGCGTGATGTCAAAATTGCAAGGTGGCAGTTTCAAACAAGGTGCTATCGGTGGTGCTGCTGGATCTATTGGCGGTGGACTCGGCGGTGCAGTAGCAGCGAGAACTGGCTCAAACACGCTAGGTAATTTGGTTGGCGACGTTGCTTCAACAAAACTTGCTGGCGGCAGATCTGCAGATATTAAAAATACAGCATTAGGTTCAGTAAGCGGTGGTCTTAGCGCACTTGCTCAATCAAGAAGACAAGCAGCAGGTGGTGACGAAGGTGGTGCAGAAGATAATGTTGCCACAGCAGCAGCGGATGATGAACCAGAAGAAAGAGTTGCTGCAGCTCCAAGACCGCAAACACCTCCAGCTGGAGCACAAAGATTACTTGCATTACGCAACAGATTTGGTGCAGCTCGTAGTGTTGCAGAATCAGTAAAACAAAATGATTTTAATGTTCTTCTAGAAGAAATTGTCAATCAAACAAATCAAAACATTGAACAGCTTGATGATGATTCCTATGAAAACATTGTCAATGAATCAGATGCATTTGTTTCTGCTATTAATGAGTTGTCAGATGAAGAACTTGATAACTATTTCTCAGATTTAAATGAAGAACAACTAGTTTATGCTGTTTCTTTAATGAGTCTTGCAGAAGCAAGAACAGCACCTGCTCAAGCAAAACCAAGTGCTTGGAGCAAACTCAAGAGCAGCAAACTCGCTAGAGCAGTACCCGTTCTTGGAACAGTTCTCGGCGCAGGTTATGCTGCCGATAGACTTCGTGCTGGAGATTATGTTGGCGCTGGATTAGGTGCAGCAAGTATGTTACCTGGTGCTGGATTAGCAGCTGTGGGCGCTGACATTGCCAGAGATTATATTCCTGGCATAAAATCAACACTTGGATCAGAAGGTTCATTGCAGCAAGCAGCCAGCAAATCAAAAGTTGGTAAAGCAATTTCAAAGGCTACAGATCCAGTAGCACGTGTTGCATGGGATCCAGCTGCGGCAGCAATCGGCAAAGCACTATACAACGACAAAGGCGAAGCAAGATTAGCAAATGCCGCAGGGGCTGTACGTGATACCGCTTCAGCAGCTGCTAGAAACGTCGCTGGAGCTGCTAGAAACGTTGCTGGTGGTGCAGCAAGAAGAGTTGCTTCTCTAGCATCTAATATGGTTCCAGCAGCAAGAGCTGCAACACCAGCTGCAAAACCTGCTGCTAAACCTGCAGCAAAGTCTGCTGCTAACCCAAAACAACAAGGTTCTGTTGGAGCAAATCTTGCATCATCAAGCGGTGGAATGTTTGCATCAAAATCAGATCGACTCAATCAATCAAAAGTTGATTCAGTTCTGGGTAAAGGTAAATTTAAAGCAGGTTCTGCAGAAGCAAATCTTGCATTACAACGTCACTTCAATAAAAAAGGCACAATGGGTGAATCAATGGAAATTGAACAAACAAACGAAGAAGAGTCACTACTTGAGCAAAATGCTCTTGAGTTTATCGATCATCTTTCAACTCTTTCAGAGGAAGAAGCTGCAATCATCGTTGATCAATTATCAGATGAAGAAGCTGAGTACATTGATTCATTGATGGAAAGCAGATTAAATCTATTAAGAGGCGGACGAGGTGCACGAGGTGCAGGCGGTAGAGGTAGAACACCAGCTGCCAGACCAGCTGCCAGACCAGCTGCCAGACCAGCTGGTGGAATCGGTAAAGGTAAAGCCGCTGCAGCAACTGCCGCTGGCGTTGCTGCTGGTTACGGCGCATCTAAAGCAGTAGATGCATTAACAGGTTCTAATGCTCCAGCAAAACCAGATAAACCAGTTAAACCATCTAAACCAGCTGCAATGAGCGATGAGCAAAAGTATGGTAAGATCGGCGCTGAGATTCGTAAATTGGATCCAGAAGCATATAAGAATAGACCAAAATCTGCACAAGGAAATATGGATCTTTTGAATCAACTAAGAGCCAAGAAAGCTGCTCCAGCAGCTGCAGCTCCAGCAGTTGAACCTGCTCAAGAACCAGCAGCACCTGAGCAAGCAGAAAACGATTACGGTAAATCTATGCTTGATCAACTTGATAAAGATGTTCAAGATATCCAATCACAACAACCAGCAAAACCAGCACAAGCTGGTAAGGGTTGTTGTGATTGGA